CTGATGACGTTACTGAGGAAGCTGTTTGCAATCCTATCGGTCAATACGGAATTTTGAAACTCGCCGGTGAACACCTTGTTAAAGACTATAGCCGTCGTGGTATTATCAAACATGTTATCATTCGTCCTTCTGCTGTGTATGGGCCACTTGACGTAGAAGACAGAGTTATTTCTAAATTCATGTTGGCTGCGATGCGAGGCGAGAATCTCAAAGTTAACGGTCAGAATGAAAAGCTAGACTTTACATATGTTGATGACGCAGCCGACGGTATCGTAAAAGCTGCACTGTCACCTAACACTAACAATAAGACGTACAACATTACAAAAAGTCACAGTCATTCGTTGTATGACGCTGCCATAATCGCAACTAAACTTGCAAGAAACGGCGTGATTGAATTACGTGAAAAGGACGAAGATTTCCCTAGTCGTGGTGCATTGAACATTGACGCAGCCCGTAAAGACTTTGGTTTTGATCCTAAAGTTGACGTAGAAGAAGGCTTCCAAATTTACTATGATTGGCTAAAAGCATCCTCGTATTTTAATAAATAAGTGCATGTGGATCGTACAAATTTTACCCAATTGGGTTTTTCATACATTATTAGCAGTAGGTATACTGGGGACAATAGCTGGATTCTTGTTGGGTACAATACCTCTTATAAAGAAGTACTTGCTCACAATCAGAATCATCAGTCCTATTATCTTATCCCTTGCGCTTTTGCTTGAGGGTGCGTTGCTTGACAATATGGTCTGGCAAATGCGTGTACTTGAAGTTGAGGCTAAACTAGCAAAAGCTGAAGCTGAAGCTGCAAAAGCAAATACAAAGTTATCTGAAAAGGCTAGTGCTAAGGTAGCCAAGCAGAAAGAAAAGACTGTGATTGTTAAGCAGTATATCACCCGTGAAGTTACAAAATACGACAAGACTTGTGTAATTCCGAACGAGTTTGTCAAAGCACACAATGATGCTGCGGAGAAAGCAAAATGAGAAATCAAAAAGACCAAGGTGTTGTATCTTCTCTAATCGTATTTGGTTTACTAATTATGATTCTACTCGCAACTTGCTCAGGTTGCACGACTGCTGTACCAGTAACAGCTAAATTCCCCAACGCTCCGGGCAAAGGCAGTATGGAAAGATGCCCCGACTTGAATAAACTTCAAGAGGGGGCAAAATTGAGCGATGTAGCTAACACAGTTACAATCAATTACGAAACGTATTATTCTTGTGCTGTTAAGTCAGATACATGGCAAGAGTGGTATGAGATTCAAAAACATATCTTTGAATCTGCTGGCAAGTAATTAGTCTAAGGCCGCGCCCTTGCACTTAGCACGTTTTGCATTAGTTAACGCACCAAAATCTACCTTCCACTCTTGGCCAGGCTGAACTTCTTTAACGTTGGCTGGATAGTGATACTGTACCCCTGCCTCTTTTTGAATGTCAGCAATTGATACTCGGAACTTAGTCAAGTCAGTGCCTAAGTTAATATAAGGCTTAGTGTGAGGGAATCTCCATCCAGCCGCTTGTCCGGTGGCGTTATTGATTACAATCTTATAGTAAGCATGCGGCACGATTACACCGTTGCCGATAGTAAAGTCACCAGCGCCATACATAGCTCCAACGTATATAGTATAGCTTTGGTTCATTTGTACTGCCCAGCCACGTACGGATGTTTCCAGCAACTTCCAGATTCCACGGTTTAGACTGCCAGCTTGAGGATACATGTTTGTCATTAAAAAACTCTCGTACTCTACTTGCTGGGTGTAAGATAGGTCACCATCCGGCGCCGCGTGTCCCTTGTCGTATCCTGTACCAACATAATCGTCAGGTCTAGCACCTGTACCATTTAATGATTGGTCAGCCACGAAGGCGTTTGTTCTTGGGAAGCAACCTAATGCGTTTTCAGGTTTCAATGTATATGCTACATAAACCGGAATTTTAACTGGGGCGTCATAAGCAACTAGATAACCTTCACGGCAAATAGCTGATGCTGTACGCTGAGTAGCAGCAAATCCATATGGGCTATGAACTTGGCATGCTTGAACGGGTAATGGGGCTCTCTGTTCCCATGCTTGTGCGGACATTGAAACTAACATCAATAATCCTAATAGAAATTTTTGCATAAATGCTCCTTAATAGTAGTATATTTATGCCCAAAGTTCTAAGTGACCAAAGTGATAAATACAACTATTAGGATAAGTTATGTCAGTAGAAGTCATTGACCTTGGTCTGTTACCCAACGATGGTACAGGTTCTCCCCTACGTATAGCGTTTGAGAGAATCAACAACAACTTTACCCAGTTGGCGGGTACAGGTCCTTACGGGGATGAGGGTGCAATACAGTTTAAGAGCAATAACACTTTCTTCGGAGATAACAACTTCAAGTACGACCCGGCTACGGGAACACTGTCTATTGGTTCAGTTTTAGTACCAACTGATTCTGCAAACTCTAGTCTAGGATCAGCAAATGCACCGTTTAAGTCTGTATTCTTTGACAGTTCAGCACTAGCAATCGGTAATGTAACTACAAACGAATCTAACAATACTGTTTCTTTCTATGTCACCGGCACTACTCAGTTAGCAGATTTTACTACTAACAACGTTACTAGCAACAATATATCTGTTGCAGGCAACATTTTACTAGGTGGTAATGTAACTGCGGTCGGTGCAGTCACCTACACTACTACTAATAACAATGCGGATCAAATTATATTTGAGGCTCCGGCATCTACATTCCAGTCAGGTGTTATTCAAGTTACTTCAGTACAGCCAATCGAAAGATTTAGTCAGTCTGTCACTTTAAATATTACTACAGTCCCCTCTAGAATAAGTTGTAACTATTCAGCATTTGGTACAACCTTTGCAGGAAATTGCGTAACTCAATATGATGTGTATGTGCAGTCAGGGAACGTAAGAATTACAGTAAGCCCTTTTATGAATGCTACTATCAATCATAAAATCTCTTACCAAATCATTAATTAACGATAAATACTATCTTATGAGAGCAAACGAATTCATCATTGAAGGCAAGAAAAAGGGGAAAATCTCCAAGAGAGCCCAGCAATCGTCTAAGGGCATAAACACGTACGGTGATGCCGAGCACGTTAGTGGTGACTATACCTCATATCGTTTGGGCATGGCAGTAGCAGGGGCAGACGGTTCAACTCCATTGAATATTGATGCTAAGAGTTGGGTAGGTAAACAGAAGACAACTCACCCTTATACCAAAGAAGAACAAGATATGCTGAAGCAAGCATATAAAGCAGTTGGTGCAGAATACAAAGACGTTAACAACGGCGACATGCGAAGTCTCGAACTTGAAAATACTAACACAAGTAGCCCAGTAGTAGGCTTTAAAGGCTATAAAAAATAATAGTGTCTCAATATCCTGATAAGTAAAAATATACTTTAGTAGGATATCAATGCAAGACATTAACAACACTCTTGACCTAGTCAAGCTCAAATTTTACAACGAATGGTTGTACACTGCCCACATTTATGATGAGGGTGACTCTCAATTTCATCAGCAACTAACCAAATATGTTGTAGAGAAATACATCGACCCACTTAATCTCCCTAAGGATTTGAATATCCTAGACATGGGATGTGGTCCTGGTTACTTCTTAGACGAAATGAAGTCTAGAGAATTCACTAACGTCACAGGAGTCACACTATCTGACGGTGATGTTAAGTTATGCCGTGATAAAGGTCATACTGTCAAGGAACACGACTTGACATTCTTACCGCAAGCACAGGGTTATACTGACGAATCAGTTGACTTTATCTTCTTGCGCCATGCGCTTGAACATAGTCCGTATCCTATCTTTACTTTGATGGAGTACAACCGTGTTCTAAAACAAAACGGTCTAGTTTACATTGAAGTCCCTGCACCAGACTGCGAACGAAAGCACGAATTTAACCTGAATCATTATAGCATCTTAGGCTTCACTCAGCTATCCGCTCTTTTGCAAAGATGTGGCTTTGACTTAGTAAAGAACGATACTATTGAATTCGATATCAACATGCCAGTCGCAAACCCAGCAGACGGTGAACCAACATCACGTCCGGTTAAGGAACGTTATTTCTCAATTTTAGCCAAGAAAGCACGTCCGCTTGACATCAAATAAATAGTTGATGTTCGATCCCTTTCAACAAGCAAAGTTAATGAACGGATTTGATAAACTCAAGTCCGTTCCTACACCAGCACAAGATATTAACTCTATCGATGAGTTAAAAAAACTAGCCGGCATTGGTCCTAGTATGGGTGAAGAAATGAGCACGCTTGGTACTAATCTAGGTCAGGTTCAGCGAGATAGAAACATTAGACCTGGCTCAGATGAGTGGTTCCGTCTTTGGTTTGCTAAACCTCACTTAACAGGTGAGCGCCCGTACGACTAAATATATTATAGGATAATATTATGGCAGCTAACGGAATTTCAACACTCTCTACAAAAGAAGCAAAGCAAATTGCTAAATTAGACTTGGCAGCACAAAACCGAGACGATGTAGGCAATCCAAGAAAATACTACAACATTGATAATCTACCTACAAAATATAGTGATGATGACATAGTAGATAATGCTAACCCTACCGGATTAGTTGTAGGTAGACCTTGGTCTGCTACTCCACCTGTCACTATACCTAGTGGCATGGATCGCAATGAGCCATACATCCATTCAGGATCTTATCTAACAGCCGCAGCCGCAAGTATACCTAACTACTCATTGCAAGGTACAAAGTATACGCCTGCATCAGTTGCAACAGTTACTAACAATACCGCAGGACTATATAGACGCAAGTATGTAGGTAACTTCAATTCAAGTAACGGTAGCACTACATTTGATATGACATTCTTTGATACACCGAGTCACGGTCCTATCTCAGAATCTGCATACGAAATTGATGAGTATGTAAGTTTCGGTAATCGTGGAGACTTACCGTTTGAATCAGGTTATTCATTTGAGTGGAAGGGTTACTTGCAAGTCCCATTAACCGGTGACTACAACACTTATATTGGTTGCGATGATAACGTGGTAATGTGGATTGGTGACAACGCATTGCCTGCTAACATTACATCAACAAACTACCATCAGTTTAGTGGGTACACTGGTGGTTACAATACAAACCCTAACAGCATAGCACTGACTACCGGTGTATGGTACCCCGTTCGTATCTGGTTCACTGAATACGGCGGAGCCGAGAAGTTTCAGTTATATATGGCAACAGGTAGTAACAAGTATAACGGAGAAGATTTAGTCTGGGCGCACAACTCAGCTACAAAAGGCTATTAATTAGCCACCGGCTTTCTACCCAATAAATATCAATATGGCAAATACACCTACCTTAGTTAAGGATCCGTACGTAAAAACGAAGTTTAAAAATGATGAAGAATTGAATGACTTCATCAAGTGTTGCGACCCTAACACGGGTCCAATGTACTTCATGGACAACTTCTTTATGATTCAGCATCCTACAAAAGGATCGATGAACTATCATCCATGGGAGTTTCAGACACGATTGATTGAAAACTATCATCAGAATCGTTACTCAATCTCATTGATGCCACGACAAACAGGTAAGTCAACTAGTGCTGCTGGTTATCTTCTTTGGTACGCTATGTTTGTGCCTGACTCAACGATTCTAATTGCAGCGCACAAGTATACAGGTGCTCAAGAAATTATGCAACGTGTGCGCTACGCATACGAGAACTGCCCTGACCACATTAAAGCAGGTGTCACAACATACAACAAAGGCTCGTTAGACTTTGAAAACGGCTCACGTATTGTTTCAGCAACAACTACTGAAAACACTGGTCGTGGTATGTCTATTACGCTTCTATACCTTGACGAATTTGCATTCGTTCGACCAAGTATTGCGAAAGAATTCTGGACTGCTATTACACCAACGCTATCAACTGGTGGTAAAGCGATTATCACAAGTACCCCTAACTCAGACGAAGACCAGTTTGCTCTTATCTGGAAGCAAGCTAACAAATGTGAAGATGCGTTCGGTAACAAGACTGAGTTAGGTGTCAACGGCTTCAAAGCATACAAGTCTGACTGGAGAGAACACCCTGACCGGGATGATGCCTGGGCAGAGCAAATGAAGGCTCAGTTAGGTGAGGATAGATTCCGTCGAGAAATCGGTTGCGAATTCTTGATTGCTGATGAGACACTAATTAATCCAAACACTTTGATTGATATGTCCGGGGTCGAGCCTAGTTATAGACAAGGACAGATACGTTGGTATAAGAAACCGGAGAAGGGTAATATCTACGTAGTGGGTTTAGATCCCTCGCTTGGTACAGGCGGCGACAATGCAGCTATTCAAATTTTCGAAGCTAGTACTACTACACAAATCGGCGAGTGGAAACATAATAAGACTGATATCCCTAGTCAGATTAAATTGATTGCTCAAATCAACAAGTACATTGTAGAGTGTACGAATGAACCTAATAACTTGTACTACTCATTTGAAAATAACTCTATCGGGGAAGCCGCATTAGTCTCTCTCGCAGAGTACGGGGAAGCAAATATACCCGGTATCTTTATCTCAGAGCCCGGGAAAAAGAGAAAAGGCTTCAACACTAGTCACAAGACTAAGATTACAGCGTGTGCTAAGTTTAAAACACTACTAGAATCAAAGAAGATGCAAGTTCACAGTCATAGTTTGATTACTGAGCTAAAGAGCTTTGTTGCGCTAGGTAACAGTTTCCAAGCAAAAATCGGCGAGACTGATGACTTGGTAATGGCCTGTTTGCTAGTAGTGCGTATTTTACAGCAATTAAGCGATTTCCACTACAATTTAGAAGAACAGATGCGAGACCATGACGATATAGTGATGCCTTTACCCTTCTTTGCAATCTTGGGTTGATAAATACATTATCGGATAACAAAAATGCCAAAAAATCAAGATTCATTAAATAACAGCTTATTCTCTTTCCTACAAAGCAGAGGTTACGACCCTGTATTGTTTGACAGTTCTGGTAAAGAAATGCCAGTTCCTGAGGAAGCAGAAGTATTCCAATTCAACTTTGTCAAGGACGATGTAGACTATGGAAAAGTTACTATCACGATTGACGGTCTACGTCAATTGATTGTTTACTACGGTAAAGACGTTGAAGCTAGTCCTAAGGGCGGCTCAGCAGATAGTGAATCATGGCATGCTTTATTAAAGAAACTATCATTGTTTGCTCATAACAATCAATTGAGTTTCGATACACGTTACATGGATAGGTTAAAATACGATATGGCAAAGAGAGCACACAACAAGAAACTTGACGAGGGTTACTACCCAATGGGCAAGAAAGCCAGCTACAGCGATAACATTCCTGAATGTAAGATTATCATTCAGCATAGTCGTGCTATCGAAGAAGGTGAACAGCGTTATCGCAACGTTGCTAAGATTTTCATTGAGAATGCACAAGGTGAGCGTTTCTTAGCACCAACAACTAAGCCCGGCATCGCACGTGTGTACGCACGACACATTGCTGAAGGTGGCACGCCATACGATGAGCGTGGTCAACACATCACTAATATCTGTGAAGAATACTCAAAGATGGCTGGCTTTGTTCGTGCTACTCGTGGTAAGCAATTTAACGAATCAGCTACACGTTTAGTTAATGAAGGTATTAATCACTATCAAGGCTTGCGTGAAACACTTCACAAGATGGCAGGCAAAAAAGGTTACAATAACTATTTTGAATCATGGACTCCTCCTTTAATGGAAGATGAAGAACAATTTGACCTAAGCGAAATGTTTATGTCAAGTTCACTCGACCCTAGAATCGAATCAGTAATGCCAATCTTAGGCAAACTAAACAAGAACGTAACAGAGGATGCAGCCATGAGAGAAGTTTCACAATTTGAAAGTTGGGCGAATGAAATCATTGAGAGCCAGTTCAATGAAGATGACATGGAAGATTTGTCAGAAGCCAAAGACGAAGAAGAGGAAGCAGATTACGATGACGACTATCAGGATATGGTAAAACGTGTCGGTGAGAAGGCTAAGGCACAAGAGAAGGCTAAAGAGAAAGAACCTGAAAAGGTTGACGAGTCGGATGAACTAATGAAGATTCTAAGACTAATCAAATAAGGGTAAATAAACCTCACTTAAAACGTGAGGTTTGCCATATCTGGAATAAATACTATTGACATAAGAGAATAGTCTGCTATACTATCACTTGTGTTAGTCACTAATAGGTAGTGACGAATATTAAACAGAGACCATCTCAATTTTATAAGGAAATTTATTATGGCAACATCCCTAGCAGAAATCCGCGCTCGTCTTGCAGCGCAAGAAAACAAGTCTTCAGGCAAATCAACTGCCCAATCAGATAACTCAGTATATCCCCACTGGAACATGGATGAAGGTACAACAGCTACCATTCGTTTCTTGCCAGACGCGGACCCTAACAACACATACTTCTGGGTAGAAAAACAAATCATCAAGTTGCCATTCAATGGCGTCAAGGGTGATTCTAACATGAAGCAAGTTATTGTTCAAGTTCCATGTAACGATATGTACGAACCTAACTCTTGCCCTATCTTGGCAGAAGTTCGCCCTTGGTACAAAGACGAGTCATTGAAAGAAATGGCAAACAAGTACTGGAAGAAACGTTCTTACATCTTTCAAGGTTTTGTTCGTCAAAACCCACTCGGCGATGACAAGACTCCAGCGAACCCAATTCGCCGATTCATCATCAGCCCACAAATCATTCCAATCATCAAGGCTGGTTTGATGGATCCAGAAATCATGGAATTGCCAACTGACTATTTGCGTGGTCTTGACTTCACTGTTAAGAAAACATCTAAAGGTGGTTACGCTGACTACTCAACTTCAAACTGGTCACGCCGTGAATCAGCATTGACTGAGGCAGAAGCAGCCGCAATCGAAGCACACGGTTTGTTTGACTTGAAAGAGTTCTTACCAAAGCGTCCTACAGAAGCAGCCCTTCGTGTAATGAAAGAAATGTTTGAAGCATCAGTTGATGGTCAACCATATGACTTACAACGTTGGGGTGAGTACTACCGCCCATACGGTCTAGAAGCACCAGCAGGTTCAACCGCGGAACAACAATCAGCTCCAGCTACCGTCGTAGCAAGAGCACCCGCAACAGCACCCGTAGCTGAGTCTGCTCCAGCAACAGCACCGTGGGAAGAAGATGCAGCAGAAGCGGCAGCGGCTCCAGTCGTTATCCCAGCTACAGCATCAGGTAGTGACAAAGCAAACGACATCCTTGCGATGATTCGTGCTCGTCAAAACAAATCCTAATAGGTGATGGGGCTTCGGCCCCGTTTAAGGAGTACACATGACACTACCAGACGAAAGATACCGTGCCCTAAAGCAAGGTAAAAAACTATTGGAGGAACTGTGCGACCCTGGCAAAACACCTAGGGTCCCGAGCATAGTTCGTGACCGAGCAAGAGGGGCACTTCGTCACTTTCCATCAGATTATGAAATTGATACGATGGCAACCGAAAACCCCCAGCTATTAAGCAAACAACTATTTGGAGATAAAATTGGCAAAACCATTTGACGTAAGCAAGTTCCGTAAGGACATTACAAAAAGTATAGAAGGATTAAGCGTTGGATTCAATGACCCCACAGATTGGATCAGCACTGGCAATTATGCACTTAACTATCTTATCAGCGGTGACTTTAATAAAGGTGTACCTCTTG